GGGGCAAGAATGGCCCGGCGCACCCCACTGTCGCCGGGGCCGTTGTGATGATCGTCCCGTTGACCGTCTGTGTGTTGCAGGTGACGTTCGGCGTCACTCGCCCGGGAACGCCGTCCTGGTTAGTGTAGGTGACGTTGAAGCTCACGCCCCCGATCTGGGAGGCAACCTCAACCGCCATGATCTGGACGCCTGCGCCTGTCGGATAACGCGGCAGAGCATCCCCAACAATCATGGCCTGAGCGTCGGTCACGCTCATGTCCACGAACGGGTAATACAGCAGGTAGTCGCAAAGAATGCAGGGCAGCGGAACCGCTGTCGTCGTGACCGTCATCGCCATGATCCGGCGAAGATGCTTGGTCGCGCTCGGCAGCTCTAGCAGGCTATGCGTTCCACTCCCGAAATTCGCAGGCGTCAGAGGATCAAACGCGATAAACACGCCCGCTTGAGCATTGGTCAGCGATGTCGCTACCCGTGATGTCGTGGAGGATACGCGTATCGTCCAGTAATCCGTGTCGACGGATAGCCCGGCGGGCAATGTGTTTGTGGTCGAAACGCGAAACTTGGTGAAAGTCGGATAGTCAGTCGTCGTGGTCATCAGCAAGCCGGAGGCGCTCGAGCTTGCGAATGTTACTGTCGCGGCGCTGGACATCCCGCCATGGAACATCCCGCCGTCTGTCGATTGATATAGCGCCTTTCCGATAAGCGGGGCCGCAGCATAAAAGTTCGGGACCGGATTGCCCGGCGACATCGACAAGTCGAACCAGATCCCCGAAGCCGTCGTCTGTGTCGGGACCTTCCGCCAGCCGAACAGCGTGACCTGCCCGGCCTCCTCAGCGTCGGCAATCTCCTTGAAGGACCGAAACGCGGTCACGTCTCTTCGTCCTGTACCGGCGGCGGATCGTCCTCGTTTACGATGTCATACGGCGCGCGGCAGGAGCAGGCGCGGTAGTCCTGCCCCTCCTCCACCCGCGTTACCAGCCCGCACTGAGTGCAAGTGTAGCGATAGATGGTCATCTATCCCGCCTCAGTTTCGTTCACTAATCTTCGGTGCCGTCCAGATCGCCAGCCCCGAACTGCGGCTGAATACCCGAGCTGATCGCCAGCGAAGCTGACAGCGCGCCACTGTAGAGAATTTTTCCCGTTCCGCTCGACGCCGTGCCGATTGCGAAGTGGGTGGCAGTCTCAGAGCCGCCTGTGCATTGCGGGAACTGGACCAGCGCAGCATTCGTCACCGCATTGCCCGAAACCGTCCAGCCCGCACCAGAGCGCGCCACAGCAACCCGCGCATAGCTCGTATAGGCGCATTCGTTCGTCTGCTGGTTTCCCGCTTCACCCGGGTCGCCCGTGTGCAGCGAGACGTACAGCGAGCCCGCCGTAGCTGACGGCTGCAAGCCAGATGCGTCACCGATCAAGGCCGCTGCGGTGTTGTTGAACACAAGGAGAAGCAGGTCGTTCTCGAATGTATTGCCCTTGCTCATTGAATGCCGACTGGCCGCCCTTCTGCGTTGAACTTGATGGTCTTGGGACGCGCCATGCTTTCCGCCAGCGCCTGCTGAGCCGCAGCGACCGTCTCAAGCCCTTGGCTCAGGCTGGCGAGAACCGCATTCATGGCCTCTTCGCGCTTGGACGCCTTCGCGTCGCTCTCAGCCTGACGAGCCGTTTCCATGCCGGTACGCTCGTATTCCTTGGCTTCGGCCTGCGCCTCTTTCTCTTTCTTCTCGCGCTTGGCTTCTTCGGCTTCTTCAGCCATCGCAATAATCTTCAGGCGCTCGGTGTTCATCGTGATCTGCGCCATCATCAGATCAATCTGGCGCATTCTTGCATCGTGCTCAGCCTTGCGGGCAGCCTCCGCGTTCTTACGTTCCTCGTCCTGCATCTTCAGCGCACGGTCTTCCATCGCCTGCTGGCGCTTGATGGCCTCGTCCTGACGCTTGCGTTCAACCTCATCCGCCTGGCGCTGCGCGTCCTGCGCCGCCTTGATCGTTTCGGCTTCATGCGCCTTGGCTGTCTGCGCCAGCTTGGCCGCACGTTCCGCCTTGCGGTCCTCAAGATCAGCGGCTCTGGCAGCCTGATCCAGATCCATGCCTTTGATTTCGGCCTCAGCCTTAATCTGCTCAGGATTAGGCGGCGGCGGTTGTTTCGACTTCTCCGTCATCTGGCTGACGAAGTCGTCGATCGACTGCTCCATCTGCCGCCCAGCCCTGAACGGGGCCAGCATGAACTTCAGCATCTCGCCCGCGAACTCTGAAGCCTCCGGCGCCTGCGCAATCAGCGGAGCCAGTGCAGTGGTCGTCTGGGCGAATGCCTGCCCGAACTCGTTGCGCGCAGACTTCTCGGCGTTCTCATCCGGCTGGATGGTCGAATCCGTCGCGATCTGCAGCACGAAGGGGCGAATCTTCTGACCCCGGAGGAGCGCGAAAACCTTCTCGACCGTGACAACCTCAGCAATCGCCTTCTCGTGTTGCTGGATGATCGCCGCCTTGGCCTGTTCGAACTGGGCGGCCATCTGCTGGGGATCCGGCGGCGCTTGCGGCTGCGGCGGCTGACCATCCTGCGGTGGACCAGCTGGAGGCGGTTGCATCGCCTGCTGCTGCGCCTTGGCTGCAAGCTCTTGAATCTGCTTCATCGCCTCGGCTTGGTGCTGTTGAAGCACATCGGCCTGGCGAGGGATGTCATCGGTCTGGCTCAGAGACATCAGCGTCTCAGGCTGGAAGTTCTCAGCCATGATCTCGCCGGCAATGTTCAGCGTGCCATCGGCAAGCCTGACCATCTCGCCCTGACGATCCTTGATGCGGATCGAGCCGTACTGGCTCTTGAGCTGCTGCGCTCCAAGCGTCTCGCTGGCCTGCGTCTCGCCTCGCATGATGTCGGAGATACCGCTGATCTGGTAGACGTCATCGATCAGCTGGCGGCGAAGCTGGATCAGCTGCGTGACCGTCTCCGCCACATCGCGAACCGGCAGCCAGACAATCGCATCTTTAAGCGACTGGCCGCCAAATGAGGACATGCCAGGAAGCGGGATCGCAATCCTGCGGTTCTCGCCCATGTTGACCTGCGCCATCGCAGTCTCGATGGCCGTTCCCAGGTCTTCAGAGCCGGCAGCGTAAAAGCCCACCAGCCTGAGGCTTTCGGACAACGCGCTGATCCGGGCAGTGAGTTCGTTGATCTCCTCAAGCTGGTCCTTGTAGAAACAGGCATCCGGGACAGGGATCAGGCTGTCGAATTCGCATGTCGCGTAGGCAGGACGCGGGCACGAGAAAAAGCCTTCCAGATTTAGATGAGGCTCGGCAATGTCGAGGACGTCCTTCGCGCCGGGATGCACCCAGACAACGAGGTTCTTTTCCTTGTGCCAAAGCTCCCAAACGCGGGCCTTCTGCTCGACCTTGTAATCCTCGGCCGTGTCCTTGGCATCGACGTAGTGGATCTCGACCCACGCCTCGCCAAAGCGAGCCTCGCCCTGCTCTGACGTCAGCCAGGTTCCGCGCGCAACCCAGCCGACTTCCGACCAGACGCGCGCTGGCTCATGAAGAAAGTCCCTTCGGTGAATCCACTCGTAGCGGACGCACTCCTTGGCCTCTTCTCCCTTGCTGTAGGTCTCATAACGATTCCAGATGACGCCGCGTCCGGTCAGCGCCAGATCATCGCGAACCTTTTTGAGGGTCTCGTGAACCTTCTCGGTGTCGAACGACGTGATCAGCGCCCGTTCCAGCATCTCCGAGGTCCGGCGCGGAACCGGCTTGCGATCCTTGAAACGCGGGACCACCACAGGGAGCGGGGCCCGGGCGTAGATCGAAGGCTTGAGCACCTCGAGGTTGGCGTAGAATATCTGGAACTCGCGGTCAGTTCTCGTCTTCGACAGCTTGGCGAGGCTCGCATAGTCCTTGGCGATCGCGTCGCAGGCGTTGTTCCACGGCTCGAATGTTTTCTCAGCCTGATCAATCAGCTTGTGCCAAGGCGTTGCATCGCGCGGATGCTCCGGCTTGTTCTCAAGCGAAGGATCGCCGTTGCTCGGCTGGGGTGTTGCGTCGTCAGACACGGATCAGCCCCAGCTCTTCTTGTTTCCAACCGGTGCAACAGGAGCGCCAGGAAGGAACACTGTGCCGACAGGCTGGGCGGGCTTCGGCGTTGCGTTCGACAAAGGCCTGCCCTTTTCCATTCGATCGAGTAACTGGCCCACAAGGCCAAGCGCATCGGCCTGGTCGTCATGAACCCCAACAGGGAAGCTCAGAAGCTCGGAGACAAGATCAGCCCGCCATGGGGCGTCCCTCTGCATGTAGAGGCCCAGCATCGCCATCCGGCCGCGTATTGACTGCGCCCTGACCGCCTTGTCGCCTCGCGTCGGAAAGCTTTCCCGCGCAACGTAGGCCTTGCGATCGGCCATGCGCCGAAGCAGGAACGGGCCAACGCCTGACTTGATCTGTCCGCCCTCTTCGGCCCAGCCAATCGGCTTCCACTTGGCAACCAGATCGCAGAAGGCTTCGACCCAGACATCCGATGAAGACTGACCCCGCCAGAGGTCCAGCAGGTACATGCGGTTCTCAGGATCAATCCCGACAACGACATGAACTGTGTAGTCGCCACCATCTGCGGTGACGGCATAGTCGCTGGCGCCGTAAACCTTGAGTGTGGCCCGGGGCGGGAGGCTATCGACCGTCCGAAGCCAGTCCGCTTTGAAATAGTCACCCTCTTCAGGGACCGGCAGGCCCTGATAAAGGCTCGTCCATGTTCTGACATTCTGTTTGAACGGTTGCCAATGCGATTCCGGGAACCACTCCGGCCAGAGATATTCGCCTATCTTCCGGCCGATTGGATCGTCAGCACGATCAGCCTGCGCTGGTATCCTGATGACCCGCCAGACTTGCCCGTCTCGGCAAAGGATGTCGCCACTCTCGCCCTTCCAGTCCTCGGGCAGGATTCCACCAGCAAGGTCATCGACCTGCCAGCGCGTGAGCATGATGATCTTCCACCCATATGGCTTGAGACGGGTGCAGAGATCATCGAGATAGGCTTCCCGCGTCTTCTTGCGGATCGTCTCGCTTTCTGCCTCCTCACGGCCTGCGACAGGGTCGTCAACGATTATTCCATTGGCGCGGTTGCCAGTCATGCCAGCCAGGATGCCGGCCGCCATCAACTCGCTGGAGTTGGTCAGGCTCCAACGATCGGCCGCGCTAGAATCCGCAGACAGTTGGCAATCCGGGAACAGCGCCTGATAGCCGCGAGACTTGACCAGCTGCCTCCCTCGCCTGCCCTGCTTAGCGGCGATCTCGGATGCATAGCTAGCCAGCACGATCTGCAGCCGTGGCTGCACAGCCATGAGCCATGCCGGGAAAACCACGCTGCAATAGGTCGACTTGGCTGAACCTGGCGGCATCATCACCAGCAGGTTCTTCAGCGTCCCGTCTGCGATCTCCTGTAGCGCAGAGAGCAAAACATCATGATGTCCGGCCAGATCCTCGACCCGGATCGTGTGAAAACGATCCTCCTCCGGCTCCTCCGTTACCGGTGCGCCGGGGATATCGACCATCCGGACGAACCATTTGAGGTCCCTCTTCGCCAGCTCGCGCCGGGCAGCTAGAACATCAGCCTGTGTGAACCGGTATTGAGATTGTGGCGAGGGTTTCGAGCTGCGCCTTGTTGAGCTTTGAGACATCAATCCTGGACTCTATCGGCGCTCCGTTCGGGCCGCTTAGCTCGGTTGCGGTTGTTTCTTTCCAGCCCATGCGGCGTGCAGCCCAGAGCGTGCAGGCCCACTGCTCGCCACGCTTGGCCGCCTCGAATATCTTGCCGCCGACAACCGTGTTGGCCGTGTTGGCGCCGTACTCGATGGCGTCACGGTAGGTAACGCTGAGGGTTTCCAGGCTGATCTTGAGGATGCCGGCGATCTGAGCCTGCGGGATGCCGATGGCGACCATTATCTTGATCTTGTCGGCCAGATCCTCGCGGGGATGCTCCTGCCCCTTCTTAGGCCGGGACATGGGCAACCTCTGAATCCTGGAGCGTCCGGGTCGGTGTCGCACCGCCGCTCGACGGGGGGTGCCCATCGGTGGCCTGCTTCGGACGCTTGGGGTATGGTTTGGATAGTGGCGCGATGCGATGCCGTGTTTCAGCGTCTAGCGGCATCAGATAACGCAGCTTCGGAAGCGTTTTAACTAGTCGCGCCATCGGATCAACATGCTTCCGAAGCCAAGCAGGATCGGCAGTCTTCCACCGATCATTGGCGGTTCGCGGGTGCAGTTCTTCGCCATTCACCAGCACTTTGCGGTCAGCGCTAGTCTCTCCCGCATATATCCATCCCCCAGCCTGATAAATGCCGCCGTGATGGCCTTGTTCTGGATCGGCAAAGGAAACAATCAGCCGCAGGCCGGGACACGCCTTCAGACAAAAGCGCAGCGCTATGGCTACAATCCTTGAAACTGGCGTCTGATGGCTTCTAAGCGCAACGCGAACCAGTTCGGCAACCTGTCCGTCCTTCAAGCCGTAAGGCTTAGGCGCGGTCGCATTTCCTGCGCCTAGCCCAAACATCACAACACCAATGAACGTTTGGTCTTCCCAAACGCCCACCTTCAGAAGCTTTGATTTTGGCATTCGTTTGGAATAATGCCAGTTCTCGACCGCATACTTGGCCGCGTCGTGCGTAGCCCAATCAATGCGAAGTTCAGGCTTCTTGCAGTCTGGCATCGAATGACTCCCCACAGCTTGGGCAGTTCACAATCTTTGGCGCCCTTTCGTCCAGCTTGCCCTGTTCGTCCAGCGAACCCGGCGCGAAGTCGGCGTTAAACATCAACCGTCCGAGCTCGTCCGCGCTGAAGCCGATCAGGTCCACGTTGAACCCGTCCAAGTTCAACGCCTCAATCTCAACCTTGAGCGTGTCGGTATCCCACCCCCCATTCAGGGTGAGCTGGTTGTCGGCCAGGATGTAAGCCCGCTTCTGCGCCTCGCTCCAGCCCGTCGCCACGATGCAAGGGACTTCCTCGATCTTCAGCTTGCGGGCTGCGAGGACGCGGCCATGGCCGGCAATGATCCCGCCCGCCTCGTCAATCAGGATCGGGTTGGTCCAGCCCCACTCGCGAATGCTGGCCGCTATTTGGGCCACCTGTGCGTCTGAGTGCGTTCTGGCGTTACGGGCATAGGGAATGAGGCTTGCGAC